GTTTTGCAGAAAGCATTGATACACCATTGGAAGAAGTTACAGAATTCATGGGCACATTTGAAGGATGTATTCAAAGTGCTTGTTGGTTTTGGGAAACCAACAATTTGAATCGCTGGGCAGACCAAGGCGACATACTTACATTAACTAAAAAAATCAACGGCGGTACACTAGGGTTGGCAGAACGCCAAGCACACTATCAAAAAGCAGTTCAAGTACTAGGCGGTTAATATGTGGATACTGAGTTTTTTGCCTGATAGTTTGCTGCAACTTGCAGTATATGGCACTATCATTGCAGGCGGCGTTTTGTATGCGGCCGGCTTACTAATGAATTTTTTACCTTGGTTAGTACCTTATAAAGAACCAGTACGTATTTTGAGTACTGTATTTTTGGTAGCCGGTGTATATTTTTATGGAAGTTACGACAATGAAATGAGTTGGCGTAAACGAGTAGAAGAAATTCAAGCAAAAGTAGCAGTGGCCGAAGAACAAAGCAAAACTGCAAATGTAAAAATCGATAATAAAATTCAAACTCGCACACAGGTTGTGCACGATGTCAAAGTTGTAGTCAAAGAACGTATTCGCGAAATAGCTGCAAAAGCTGATGCCGAGTGCAAAGTTGATCCAGAAATAGTTAAATCTTTGAATAAGGCTGCAGTAGGCACAAAGGATAGTCAATGAAAAAATCAATCGTAGCATTAGTGGTGTTATTAACAGGATGTGCAACTACTGTACCTGTTACTATGAAATTCCCCCAACGTCCTGAAACTTTATCTCAGTCTTGCCCAGACTTAAAAACCATACCCGAAGACACTGATAAAATCAGTGTGGTATCTGATGTAGTAGTTGATAACTATGCACAATATCGTGAATGTAAAATCAAAGTGGACGGTTGGTTAGAATGGTATGAAAATCAACGTAAGATTTTTGAAAGCATCAAATGAAAAAATTACTAGTACTGTTGTCAATATTTGCATTAAACGGATGTGCTGTTTATGATGCTTACTTTATGGCCAAATTTGATAACAACGAATACAAGTTAATAAACGACATCCGAACAAAAGCAAATCTAGGTGCAGCAAAATGCGGTACCGATGATGCAATTGTAGCAGTGGATGATTTATACAGAACTACAGTAGAATTTAGAAACTACGCAGAATATATTCCTCATAACGAAGAAGTTATAAGGTTAAGCAAAGAGTTCAGCGAAATGGCAAAAACATTCAGTGAACACTACCACACTACTCCCAAGGTTAGTACAACATACTGTACTATTAAATTTGGTAGTTTAGAGAAAAATGCGGTTATAGTACAAAACGTAGTTGGAAGGAAACCAAAATGAGTTTAGAAACAGATTTGCACGCAATGAAAGACAGTGGAGATCCATTTTTAATGGATTTAGGAACCCAAGCAGAAAACATTAAAACAATGTTTGACAACGGAGAACTAACCAACAGTGAGTATTTAGATCTGTTAAACGATCTTATTAAGAGTAAAAATATAAATGATGCGGTACAAGACCTTGCTGCCAAAGAAAGAGTCAACAGTATACTTAACGCATTAGTAACCTTAGCCAGCGTATCATAATAAAGGAGCACAAAATGGCATTAATCGATAGCGTATTAAATCTAATCACAAAACAACCAAAAGATCCGGACGCACCAAAGCCACCAGTAGGTAGCCGTAGCGAACGTGAAGCCAAAATCAAAGACAAAGCAGGTATGGTAATCAGTGTATTTGCACTGATCCTAGCTGTTAACAGTTGGTACGGCGGAAAACTAAGCAGTATTACATTAAACAATACCATTGCAGCCAATGATGTGTGGAGTTTTTACGAAGCCAAGAGCATTAAACAAATTTTAGCTCAACAAAGTTTAGACGATGCGGTTGAGCGCCACCAAGATGAAAAAGCTGCAAAATTAAAAGCCAAAATTGATCGTTACGAAAGTGAACCCGAGACCGGTGACGGCAAAAAAGAACTAATGGACAAAGCACATAAACTAGAAGCCGAGCGTGACTATGCTAAAAAGCAAAGTCCTTGGATCGGTTTTGCCAGTACACTATACCAATTGAGTATCGTTGTATTATCAGCAAGTATTTTAGCTGTTAGTATGGAAATGTTCTGGGGAAGTTTCTTTGTTGCAGGATTAGGTTTATTGCTAAGTAGTCAAGGTGTTTGGCTTTGGTTACCAATTTAACCAAAATTATAAATAACATATCAATCAGGAACTAAAATGGCTGACCAAGATTATTGCGCACCAAGTGCTAGCGAAACAAAAAAAGAAGATTGGATGAACAGTAAATGGCGTCCAATGATGGGCTGGATGTATATGCTAGTCTGTACTATGGACTTTGTAGGATTCCCAGTATTGTGGAGTTTATTACAAATGATTAGTCATGGTAATGTAAGTAGCCAATGGCAACCATTGACTTTACAGGGTGCTGGATTATTTCATATTGCAATGGGTGCAGTTATCGGTATTAGTGCTTATGGACGTACACAGGAAAAATTAGGCGGTGCGGCAGGACCTACTATGAGCTTTCCACAAGGCGCAGGGACAACTTATGTGCCACCTGGGCAGGGAATGGTCAATGTAAGCAATCAGCCTAATATGGGCAGTGGAATGGGCGGAGGGTTTGGAGGAAGCTCTAGTGGGTTTGGAGGAGCAAGTAATGGCGGATTCGGTTCATCAACAGGCGGCAGTTCAGCATTTGGCGCACCTTCGTCAGGAGGATTCGGCGCATCAACCGGTGGTTTTGGTTCACCAACAACACCCGCCCCAGCCGCAGGAGGCTTTGGCAGCAGTACAGGCACTGGAACGGGAACGTTTGGGGCTAGTACAACACCAGCACCAGCAGCCGGAGGCTTCGGAGGGGGTTTTAATAGCGGGTGTGGAACAACAACTCCCGCAACTTCCGCCCCAGCGTTAAACGCTAAGGGCCAAAAGGTTGTTCCAACAGATCCAGATCCAATACTATAAAGGAAAATTATGAAAAGTCTATTAATCGTTTTATTGTCAATGTCGTTAGGTGTAGCATTTGCAGAAACTACACCCGCAGTTCATAAAAAAGCCGAGACAACAAAAGCAGCTCCTGCAAAAAAAGCAGAAGCAGCTCCTGCAGTCAAGCATCATAAAAAAGTTGAAGGAACAGAAATTCCTTCTGCTCCAGCTAAAAAATAAATATCTTTAGCAAATGGTAAGAAGGCAGTTGACTACTGCCTTTTTTTATTGTATACTTTATCTATGAATTACTATGAAACATTGGGTGTGCCAAATACTGCATCGGAAGATGAACTCAAAAGAGCTTATCGAAAATTAGCCAGTCAGCATCATCCAGACAAAGGCGGAAATACTGCCAAGTTCCAGGAAATTCAAGAAGCTTATGCTACACTGAGTGATCCGCAAAAACGTGCTCAATATGATAATCCTCAACCGCAAATGGGAGGGGTTCATTTTAATTTCAACGGTCATAATATAAACGATATATTCAGCCAATTTGGATTTAATCCTTTTGGCGGCGGCGATCCTTTTGCCAATTTCAGACATCAGCAACAACGAAATAAAGATATACGGGCCAATTTAAGTGTGACGCTCGAAGATACACTAGCAGACAGGGAAAAACACCTAAACATTAGCACTGGCCCAGGACAAACACAAGAAGTTACTGTAACCATCCCACGTGGTATTACTCCACAGACCACAATCAAATATCCTGGACTAGGTGAACAAGTATATCCAAATTTACCAAGAGGCGATCTATATCTTACTATAAATTTGATGACCAATTGGAAGTTTCAAACTGCTGGATTAGACCTAATAACAGACTTGACATTAGACTGTTTTCAAGCTATACTAGGTAGTGAACAAACAGTAGTTGGCCTAGACGGAAAACAATTTGTAATCAAAACACCCGCTGGTTGCCAACACGGTACCAAATTAAAAATTTCTGGTGAGGGCCTGTGGGGATTTCAACAAGACATCAAAGGACATTTATTTGCACGTGTTAACATTACTATCCCAACCGATCTTTCGGAAGAAAAGGTAAGTATTATCCGTAATCAACTGCTCGCAGGTTAAATATTTTATAACAACTAAATTAAATGCTACAAAACAATCCAGACATTGACTCTATTATCGAAGTTGCTACAAAAATAGCACAAAGTAAAAACCACGAATATGTAACCTTGGAACATTTATTGTTGTCTATGGTAACGTATCAGCCATTTACAGAAACTCTATCATCATTTGGTTGTATTGTTGACGAAATGCAAAGAGAAATAGACACATATTTAGACAAACAAACATATTTGAGCAACAAAGGGTTCGACCCGGTTCCCAAGAAAACTCATAGCCTAGAACGTGTATTCAACCGTGCATTCACACAGGTACTGTTCAGTGGCAGACAAACAATGCAATTGGTTGATTTGTATTTGAGTTTAATGAACGAAGAACGCAGTCACGTAAGATACTTTTTACTCAAGTACGGAGTCGAGCGTGCTGCATTTGTGGAACATTGGAATAAAGTCAACGATTCACCTAAAGATGGAAAAAGCAAAAGGAGCAGATCTGCAGTGGACGGTATTTTAGAAGAACATTGCGAAAATCTAAACGAGCAAGCCGAGCGTGGGGAAATTGATCCTGTTATTGGTAGAGAGCTTGAAATCGAAGAAATCACACAGGTACTGGCTAAACGTAATAAATCAAATGTACTAATGGTAGGCGATCCTGGTGTAGGTAAAACTGCTATTGCAGAAGGCCTTGCACGTAATATTGTTAACGGCAATGTACCTGAATATTTGAAAGGGTTCGTAGTTTACAATTTAGATATTGGCAGTTTACTTGCTGGTAGTAAGTATCGCGGCGAATTCGAAGAAAAACTCAAGGATGTTATTCGTGCATTGAATACCAAAGGCAAGTGTATTTTGTTTATCGACGAAGCACATCAAATGAAAGGTGCAGGCGGCGGAGCACAAAGTAGTGTGGACTTTGCTAATATGATTAAACCAGCACTTACCAAAGGACGTATTAAAGTTATTGCTAGTACAACGTGGGAAGAATATACACAAAGTTTTGAAAAGGATCGTGCACTAATGCGCAGATTCTATAGACTAACTGTAGAGGAACCTACCCCAGCGGTTGCTAAAGATATTCTTAAAGGATTGAAAGTGCATTTTGAAGCGTTTCACGGTGGTATGATTACCGATGAAGCCATTAACTCAGCAGTAGATCTCAGTGTGCGTTATCAAACAGACAAACGCTTGCCCGACAAGGCAATTGACTTAATCGATACTGCGGCTGCAAAACTTAAAATTGTTGCCCCAGACTTTATTGTACGCAAGAGTCATATTATCGATACACTCAGCAAGTTTACCAAGATTCCAGTGGATCAAATGGATCAACAGGGCAACAATAGTTTAGAAAAATTGGAACCCAATATCAAAACTAAACTGTTTGGACAAGATGCTGCAGTAGATGCTGTATTAGATAAAATTTATGTAAGCCGTGCTGGACTTAAATCAATTAACAAGCCTGTGGGCAGTTTCTTGTTCTTGGGCCCAACAGGTACAGGTAAAACTGAACTTGCTAAATTGTTAGCCGAAAACTTAGGAATGAAACTGTTACGCTATGATATGAGTGAGTATCAAGAAAAGCACAGTATTGCCAAGTTGATTGGTGCACCTCCTGGATATATTGGCTACGATGATGGCAATATCGGTGGCGGATTACTGATCAGTGATGTTGAAAAGAATCCTAACTGTGTTATCTTATTTGATGAAATTGAAAAAGCACACACTGATGTCAGTAACCTGTTGTTAAGTTTAATGGATGAGGGTATTATTACCAGCAGTAACGGCAAAAAAGCAGACTGCAGAAACGCCATTGTTATTTTAACCAGTAACTTAGGTGCTGCAGACGGGGAAAGAAATAGCATTGGCTTTGGTAGAGATCTTGAGCGCAAAGGCGAAGACGATAAAGCAGTTAAAGATTTCTTTAAGCCTGAGTTCCGTAATCGTTTGGATGCAATTATTAAGTTTAACAAGCTGAATAAAGAAAGCATTAAGAAAATTACTATTAGATTTATCAATGAGATGAATGACCTATTAGGCAACAAACAAATTACTGTTGCATTAACAGAAACAGCATACGATTATGTTATCAAAGAAGGTTTTGATAGTAAAATGGGTGCAAGACCATTGAATAGAAAAATTAATGATTTAATTAAAACTCCGCTAAGTAAAAAGATACTATTTGAAAATATTTCAAACAGCATAATCAGAGTTGACTATACTGATAAAATTGAATTCCATATTGAAAATCAATTTGCACCAACAACCTAATAGACAGAAATGGATAAATTGCACTGGACCCAATTAAATCCATCACTTGAAATTAAAAATACCAAGAAGAAGTTTTTCAATCGGTATCTTTATAAAGCAGTGGTGTTTATGCCAGCCGGTAGAATTATTCACGCGACTTCAAAAGAGTCAACTGACGCATTGTTGGAAACAAGAAAAACCATTGCGTTTAGTAATAGAAATATAAATTGGGGCGGCAGTTGGCAAAAGCGTCAAGTTGAAACTATAATAAAACATCAAGGTTCAGCTGAACAAATAGATTATTTTAGACAACTGACTATCAAATTAGGTGACGATTTTAAGTTTAGAATCGAAGAACCCTATATGTCTATATACGCACAAGATGAATCTGCTTTATATAAAATATTAATTTCGTCACCGTTGAAAGAACGAGTGACTGAATTTTATAGGCCTGAAAATCCCGAAGCTGAAAAAGTATTAAATCAAGGCGAAATCATTGTTAAAAGAAATACAGAGTACGAATACAAAGTTGTATTTCGTGAAATGTATTGGGGCAATGTAGCCGAAAAGAATCAAATATATGACTATTTAGAAAGTCTGGGCGATGTAGTTAAATTGACAAAAAGTTGTAGAAGTACACTTGCGTCAAAAAGATCCTGGTTTAACAGCATTTACTTTTATACCAAAGATCCCAGCATATTGACATTCTTGAATTTGATTTCTCCGGGAATCGTATCAGGAATATATAAGCTGACGAAACTCGACTGATAAATATTTGTATATTCAAGGAGCCTATGATGGCAAAAATCTACGAAGAATCAATTACGATTAAATTAAGTGTATTGGAAAAAGACAACACGATTGCCGACAGACAATCGCTAGTAACCGACGACATTACATCTGCATTAGAATCAGTAGTGGAAGAACTATTAAACGACAAATCTGTTGTCGTTGAAGTATCAACAAATTAACCAAAGAAAGTAATCAATGAGCAATAAAACTCCTCCAAAAGCTACCCAAGTACAACCAAAACTTACTGGGGCAACACCAATTCCAAAGCTTACAAAAGCAATTATGCCTGTACCAGGTGCCGCAAAAACACAACCGCAAGCACCAGCAGGTCAACAATTTGACTTTACAAAAGTACACGTACATTTCGCAGTTCCTTGCTACGGTGGTATGGTTAGTGAACCAACAATGACCAGCTTCTTGAGATTTACTCTTATTGCAGCCAAAGTAGGTCTTAACTGGAGTTTGGACACAATGGTTAATGAATCATTGGTAACTCGTGCACGTAATAACTTGTGTGCTAAGATGATGACCAACGATGCAGCAACACACTTTATGTTCATTGATGCTGACATACGTTTCGAGCCAGAAGCTATTTTTGGTATGATTGCAGCTGATAAAGATGTTATCGGCGGATTGTATCCTAAGAAATCATTGCCTATTGACTATGTTATTAACTTGAAAAACGGCGGACGTATTGAAGGCCCAATCTTCCAAGTTGATACACAAGGTACTGGATTCTTGTTGTTCAAGAAATCAGTATACAAGCAGTTGTGTGACAATCATCCAGAGTGCAAATACGTTGATGACATTGGTTTAGGCAAGCAGTTTGAGCCATTTATGTACAGTATTTTTGATACTATCATCGACGAGCGTGGTCATTATTTGAGCGAAGACTGGACATTCTGCCGTCGTTGGCAAGCAATGGGTGGCGATATTTGGGCCGATAGCCGTGTATTGTTGAATCACATTGGACACTATGAGTTCAAGGGCGATTTGGCAGCACTTGAGCGTAAAGGTCTCAAGCGTGTTGACACCAGCACTCCAGAGGGCAAAGCTGCAGTTGAAGCACAAATGGCCGCAGCGGCTGCTGCACAAGCCGAAGCTAATGCTGCCAGTGCATCTGCTGATGCTCCACAAACAGACGAAACCCCAGCTTAACTAATTTGGCTAAATACTGCAATATAATTAAATTATTGCAGTATGTACTCATTTGAACTATTTGAAGCTGGCGCAACCCGTATAGTTGTAACCTACCCCGGACGTTTTCAACCCTTCCATCAAGGGCACGCCGGGGTTTTTCACGCACTCCAAAAAAAGTTTGGTAATGACAATGTGTATATTGTTACCAGCAATGATCAAAGCAGTGCCAAAAGTCCTTTTAATTTCAGCGACAAATATCAGTTAATGACTGCTGCAGGTATCCCTGCCAATCATATCATTGAAGGCAATCAAATGTACAAATTGCCCGAAGGTTTTGATCCTGAGACTACAGTATTTGTTACTGCAGTGGGTGCACCTGATGCCAAAAGATTAAACCCCGATTCTTATCTAAAGCGTGATAATGCTGCTTCAGGCAAAAAAGCCGGAGATCCCAGTTACTTTTTAACTTGGGGGAAGAATGATGCAATGCCTGCTATGGAACACGGCTATGTAGTTGTAGTTCCTGAAATCAAAAAATCAATTGATATCGACGGACAAACATACGATGTTAGCCATGGCACTGAATGCCGTAATCTATGGCTAAGACTAAAAGATAACGAAAAAGGTCGTGCAGAATTCCTAAAACAGTTGTATGGCCGTGCTACACCAGAATTAGCACACATATTTGATAAAATACAACCTGTTAGTGAAGATGAAATGCCTGACGGCGATTACAGTACTAGTCCTATACACGGCGGTAATGTAAGAGAAGATGCCAGTGGATATATTCCTAAGAATAAAAAAGAAGCACGCGATCCACGTTGGAGCAATGCACTAACCGTAGACGTGCATCCAGACACTCCAATGAAGAACCTACGTGCATTTAAGTTAGCAGAAACTGTCAACCCAGACGATTTTCATATACACGACACTGACAAGCTGGATCGTGTATTGGCACATTTGTGTAAAATGATTATACAAGGTCAACAGGATCGTCCGGACTACTACGGTATGGTTGCATCGGCAGTAATTGATCCAAAAAATCAAATTGCATTGGGTATAAATTATCTTGCCGACGAAGGCAAACGTGTGCACGGCGAACGTGCAGCTATAGACGAGTATAATAAAAAATACGGCGAGATTCCCGAAGGCAGTATCATTGTTACTACACTAAGCCCTTGTTGCAGTCCAATGGATGAGCGTTACGGTGAAAGTTGCACAGACCTTATCAATGATACCAATGTACACAAAGTTTACTGTGGTTACAAAGATCCTTCACAAGAAGAAACAATTAAAAAATTATTCCATACTGCAGCTACTCGAAATGATAAACTACAGTCGTTATGCAAAGACTTTGCCGATACATTCTTGGGTGTAATCAGCGAAGACGAAGAAGGCGGCCGTGCAATGATGGGCAAGTTGGCTGACACAGGTAAGATTGTGCGCATACTGCGTAAGCAATATTCAGTGCCGTTTAGCCAAGAAAAAGAATGGTTATTGATTGATACTGACCCTGAAAAAGGCAATCGCGGCCTAGGTATCAAGTGGGTACCTGCTAGTACCAAGTTTACTTGGATTCGTCCTTTTAGAGAAAAGATTGACGAAAACAAAGACAGTTGGCAAAAACATAAAAATCCACGTGCAGGTGGAATGAGTAAAAAAGCAGTAAAAAGCTATCGTCGTAGTCATCCAGGCAGTAAAATCAAAACTGCAGTTACCAAATCTCCTAAGAAGATTAAAAAAGGCAGTGCAGATGCCAAACGTCGTAGTAGTTTTTGTGCACGTATGAAAGGTATGAAAAAGAGTCGTACCAGTGCTAAAACCGCACGAGATCCTAACAGTAATATAAACAAAAGCCTGCGTCGTTGGCATTGTAACGAAAGCATCAACTCTAATAGTGATGCAGAGTTTCCAAATTTATTGGCCAAGTTTTTGCCTATAGCAATGCAGGATTTGAAACTTGATAAGTTGCCTAAAATCAAGTTGGAGAAACACATTCAAGACAAAGACGGACAAGCAACTTTTGGACGTTTTGTCAACAACACCTGTACTATACACCTTGCTATAGCTGATCGTCATCCAGTGGATATTTTACGCACTTTGGCACACGAATTAACACACTACAAACAATATACACTCAATGAACTAACTTCTGGCAGTGGACGTACTGGTAGTCCTGAAGAAAACCAAGCACACGTTATGGCGGGTATTATTATGCGTCATTTTAACAAGAGTTTTCCCACTGGAGTTAACTTAACTCCAATTGAATTAAAATCTTAATAAATATAGTATCATCTGGGATAGTATACAATGAACAGCAAAGATTTTTTACACGAAGGTATTGCGGAAGACGCACATCAAATGCACATGGATCACGAAGTGCAAATGGCCCGCGAAGAGCTTTATCACGCTGCAGAACACGCAATTGCTCTGCACAAAATGTTGCAACACGTTAGCGAGCAACAGGGATTGGAAGGCTGGGTAAGTGCTAAAATTACGCTAGCCAATGACTATTTGAATACAGTCCGTGAGTATATGGAATACCAGTTAATGACACAGGACTCAACTCCTACAGATATGAGCCAAGAAGAACCAATCGACGAGCGCAACTCCATTGTTACCAAGTTAGCTAAAAATCAATTGCGCGGACATTACAGACACGGTGTTAGAGAAAATGCCAGTGGTGGTGCAAGCAGTGCAGGCAGTGTTGCTACTGTAGTCAAAGGCGGTAGTGGCAAAACAAATTTATTAGGCGGCCCAGAGTGGAATGGTCCTAATCCATTTAAGAAAACTATTAAGAAACGAGCTGCCAAATGAGTTCAATGAAGCAGTTATTGGAAGCAGTCGACAAATATACTTTTGCCGGTGAGCCCGAGCAAAAGCCTGGAGACCAAGTTCGAGGCACAGACAAAGCCAAGCCAAGAAAAGATCACCGTCATCCATTTGCTGGTAAGTTGGTGGGTGGATGCGAAGAAAGCATTATGCTTGAGCTGGACAAAACTGCCAAAGCTACTTCAATGATTCGTCGTGTCAAAGAAGCATACGAACAAGTTGAAAATTCAGAACCCAAGGCAGCTCCTAAAGACACAGTTGCTAAAACTTGGAACCAATTGAATCGCCAAGAACGCACAAGCGGTGTTAAAGGTCGCACTATTTGGAATCCGAAAATTCGCAAATATCAAGTGGTGTTTGATGTTCCTGCAAAACCACAACAAGTTAAAGAATACGGTGCAACACCAGGTGCTCCCAGTACCACAGGTGGTGCACAAAACCCAGATGCACAAACTACAGCTGCAAATGTACAAAAATCAATGATGGCCAAAAATAATCTCAGTAAGATTGCATCGGTTGATAAGAATATCAATCCACAACAGGCCAATCAAGCATTGATGGCAATGGGCAATAGTAAAAATACCAATACACCTATTACTGGTCCACAACTAAGACAAACCAAACAACTGGCAGACTTGGTAGGCGATGCACTCAGTGATCCTACCAAAGGTAGCCAAGTTGCTAACTTATTGCAACAAGTAGCAAGAAAGCAAGGACAATAATGTTTATTAACGATTTATTTGATAACAAAAAAATACAAGAAGCTGCTAATGCTGCTCAACAGGCTGCAATTGCCATTAATATGAAAAAACATCATCAAAAGCCCAAGGATATGAAAGAGGCTGAAGTAGATGAAATGTTTGGTTTTATGAGTCCTAAGAAACCTAGTCCCACTGACTATGCAACAAAAGTAAGCAGTGCCCCTAAGAAGTTAACTAAACAAGACTACGACGAATTAATGAAGCAGTCAGAAAGACCAAAAGGAACACAGGTTGTATATCATAACAGAGATGAATATGTTAAAGATATGCAAAGAAGAAATATCAAGCCAGCAACCATTGAAGAAGAAGATATTGCAGAAGGCGAACGCAATATGAGTCGTGCTGCTAAAGGTGTAATGAAATATGGCAAGGATGGTATGAAGGCATTGGCCAAAGCAGGTAGAGAAGGTGCCAGCGACGAAAAATTAGACACTATACGTGACAAGTACGACCATTATAACGAAAGTGTAGCAGAAGATTCAGAAAAACGTTGTATGCAATGTGGTATGAAAAACTGTAGTTGTACACCAGGTAAATGCAAGTGTAAGCCTGTTGCAGGTTGGGTACCAGGCAAAGGTTTTAAGAAGGCTATGGAAGAAGCTGCATTAAACGAAAAATGGAGTCAAAAATACAAGAGCAGTATTAATTGCTCACATCCAAAAGGTTTCAGTCAAAAGGCGCATTGTGCCGGTAAAAAGAAACACAATGAAGATATAACTATGGAAATGACCTGCCCTGATTGCGGTATGTGCCAAACACACGGCAATCTTAACGAAATTAAAAAGGGTCAAAAAGATTCAAATGGATACACCAAATGTTGGCCTGGCAAACACGCAGAAGGTACTAAGAAATCTAGTGTTACAGGTAAACAAGTAAGAAACTGTGTACCAAACAAAGGTGTGAAGGAAGGCCATGCAGACCAACAACGCAAAATCTTTAAGAAGAATGGTAAGCCAGTAGGCGAAGTTGGTATTGACCGTGAATCAAGTCCTGGCAACGGCCAATGGTATATGAAATGTTATGCTTACGACATAGACAATGCGGGCTACGATTCATACGAAGAAGCCGTTGAAGAACTAAAACATTGCTTAAAGCAAGGTGTGGCGGAAGGTGGTGCTGAGACAAGTTGGTCTAATGACACAGATACGATTACACTACAGGATATTTTAGAATTAACCAAACACATTAAACAAATAAATTTACCGATAAACGATAATCTAAAGAGTAAACTACTTCATTGGGAAGGTAACCCAGAAGAAATAGAAAGAGTTAATCAAGTAACGGTGTCTAATCAATTTCCTATTTTAATTATGGTAAATGAGCAAGGTCAAATAGAATGGATCCTTGATGGCAACCATAGACTACATAAAGCAATACAGTCCCAAGCAAAAACAATACCTGCTAAACTTATTAGACCCAACAATCTTAACGACAAAGCAAAGAAAATATTTAATATAAAAGAACAAGGTGTGGCGGAAGGCCATCCTGAGGACGACGATGATCACGAGTGTTATGATTGCCGCGGCACTGGCGAAGGCCAACACGAAGGAACCAGTTGCAGAACCTGTGGTGGTACTGGCGTAGCACGCCCAGATCACGAAGAAGATGATTCAGATTATGAAGAACGCTTAAATTATCGCAGAAGATTTAGAGAAAGTAAAATCTATTATAATGTAGTAGGTACACCTGCTGCAGCATTGCGTGAACAGTTTGGTATGAGAAAAGACCGCAATGGTTGGTACTTGAAAGAAACTGCTGGCCGTAAGCGTATACTTGAGGCACACAAAGCATTTGGTAATCCTTTGACAGAAGGTATGAATCTAGCTGCTTATAATGGCAGTACTGCTATCATCGGCGACGGTAATGCCATTAGTCCAGTGGGCAGTAATCCACGCAGACAACAAGAATTGATCCCTACACGAAATAGTAAAGCGAAGAAAAATGGAAGAATTAGTTAAAGCTCTCAAAATTGCATTTAGTACTGAATTCAGTTTCTATTTGAAAAGTCACTACTTTCACTGGAATGTGGAAGGTGCAGACTTTTTTGAATATCATCAATTGTTTGAAGCTATCTATAGCGAAGTTTACGAAAGCATCGATCCATTTGCAGAAAACATTCGCAAATTAGGCAGTTATACTCCTGGCAGCTACACACGCCTAAGTATGCTGACACAAATTGAAGACGAAACCGATATTATTCCTGCTAAAGCAATGATTGCAGAATTATTGGAAGATAATGAAAAAATAATCAAAGTATTAAAACTGGTGTTCGAACTTAGCGAGCGCGAACGCGAAGCTGGACTCAGCAACTTTTTAGCCGAAAGAATGGATGCACATCGCAAACACGGCTGGATGTTGCGTGCTAGCTTAAAGTAAGACCTTGGCCTTAGGACCGGGAGGGCGGGTGCTGCCCAGAATGAAGGAATTCGCTACTCTTTTATTCCAAAGTGACCTTGACTTTCTAATTAAATATAGTATAATCAACTATAACTTTTAATTCAATTATGATCATTTGGTTCAACTGTAAAATTACCGACGTAAGACTCAACCCTAACGTAATCCCCCGATACAATCTGCGCAACGACAATAGATACGATATTGCAAAATACAGCTTTGCCAGTTACGCACCATTACTACCATTAACTACTAAATTTATTTTTAATTTAGAACTAGCAGATGCATTTGCCGGCCGTGAAGCAGATATGCAGGCCTGGTTAGAAAGTATCTTTCCAGCAGATAGACTTAGCATTCATTGGTATAGAGCCAACACAAAAGAACAATGGCAAGCAGTCAAAGACGAAATGGATCAACTGGACGATGATCTAGTGTTCCCAATGGGTAATGAAGATCATATTTTTATGGACAGCAGTATTGAGATTATGTCTCGAGGATTAGACCTATTGCTTGCAGATCCAGATCCTTTTGCAGTTATCGGCACTAGCCATTATCCTGAAAGTATTCGTGCTTCCTATTTGGGACACGGTGCATTGACTGAGTGTAAGTCATATTTGGTTTGGAATTTTCCCTGCAATGATGCAATTCGCATTATGAAAAAAGAATTTTTGCAGTATTACATTACAAACTTTCCAGTTACCACAGGTCCAGTATTTAGAACAGAAAATTGGAATTCAGTAATGTTGCCTGACAACACAATGTATACTCCTATCAAAGAACAGTTTAGACATTTTGATGGATATCATCACGTGGGCATCAATGCAGAAACTGCTCCACCTTTGGAAATTCCTCCAGGATTTTTTGAAAGTGCAATAATTGTTCGTTATGGATTCGATGATAATGATGCTAACAGTATCAACATCAATCCATTGGCAAAGAATTTATACGCTGCAGATATCAACGGTGCTGACTATAAATTTACACTACAAGATATGCCATTATTTTGGTTGCCTTATATCAAAGAAATATTGTCTGCAGACAACATTGATCATCAAGCAATGGCCGAAGCTAGAGATCGATACTATATAGATTTGGCAAGAGTACACTTTAATTGGCCACATTTTAATCTAAGATTTGATGACTCAAATCAAATACCTTATGATTGGATTAGTCCAGTTATGATGGTAACCGAATTTGCAGAAGTAGATTGACTTACTGCAGGTATTCCTGTACAATAATTTTTTAGGAGAACTTATGAGCGACCGTACATTCAATGGCGAGGCGAAAATTAAACTTACCCAATTAATCAATGAGGGTATGACTGTACTACAAGAAGTAGAAGATCTTACTGCTGGACTTAACGACACAGTTAAAGCAATCGCAGAAGAATTGGAAATTAAACCAGCATTGCTTAAAAAAGCAATTAAAATTGCACACAAGGCTAAATTAGGCGAGACCAATAAAGATCACGACGAGCTTAATACTATTTTGGAAACTGTAGGTAAAACCCTTTAATGGATCAAATATCAAATGCATTTGTCGATATTTATAAATGGGCCGAGCGAGATTATCGCGAGTGGCCACTGAGGTTCTGTGTTGAAATATTGGCTTGGGCTATTAGTATTAGTTGTAGCCTCACCATGGCTATTACAGTACCCAATCCTCCTCTTTTGGCTCTTTACCCTGTTTGGATATCTGGTTGCGCTATGTACGGTTGGGCTAGTTGGACTCGTGGAAGCTTTGGTATGCTTGCTAATTACTGTTTGCTTGTTAGCATTGACGCTGTGGGGTTATTCAGGATGATCACTCAATGAGTTACGTAGACGCATTATTTGATCGCAAAGGTGATCGCATACACATTGTAGAACGTGTAAATGGCGAACGGGTATACAAAGAGTATCCTGCCAACTATGTGTTTTATTACGATGACCCAAGGGGCAAGCACCGTACTATTTACGGCACACCTGTTAGTAGATTTACCACCAACAACGGTAAAGAGTTCCAAAAGGAAATGCGTATACAGGGTAATAAGCGACTATGGGAAAGCGATATCAAACCTGTATTCAAATGCCTTGAAGAAAACTATTTAGGTGCAGAACCTCCCAAGTTACATACTGCATTTTTTGACATTGAAGTAGACTTTGATCCTAAACGTGGATTTAGTCCAGTTAGCGATCCGTTCAATGCTATCACTGCCATCAGTGTGTATATGGATTGGTTGGAAAAACTAGTAACGCTGGTAGTACCTCCCAAAGGTATGAGCTGGGCCACCGCAGAAGAAATTACTAAAAAGTTTGATGACTGCTATATCTTCGAACGTGAGGAAGATATGTTGGATACATTTCTTAACCTAATAGACGATGCAGATATCCTAAGCGGTTGGAACTCGGAAGGCTATGATATTCCCTATACCACTGGACGCATTACTCGTGTGCTCAGCAAAGACGACACACGCAGATTATGCTTGTGGGGACAATATCCCAATCAAAGAATGTTTGAACGCTATGGTACAGAAAGCGTAACATTTGATTTAGTTGGTAGAGTCCACTTGGACTATATGCAACTGTATCGCAAGTATACATATGAAGAACGCCACAGTTATAGCTTGGATGCTATTTCTGAATATGAACTAGGAGAACGCAAAACACAATACGAAGGCACATTAGATCAGTTGTACAACAAGGATTTTCCAACGTTTATTACTTATAATCGCCAGGATACCATGTTGTTATCACGATTGGATAAGAAACTAAGATTCTTAGACTTAGCAAATACCATTGCTCACGATAACACGGTGTTATTGATGACCACAATGGGCGCAGTAGCAACAACAGAACAGGCAATTATCAATGAAGCACACAGTCAAGGATTGGTCGTACCTAACAGGAAACATAGAGAAGAAGAATCAGACACAGAGTCGCAGGCCGCAGGTGCCTATGTTGCTTATCCCAAAGTCGGAATGCACGACTACATCGGAGCAATTGACATCAACTCGCTCTATCCCTCGGCTATTCGAGCCCTTAATATGGGACCAGAAACAATTATTGGACAGCTGAAACCTGTAATGACTGACCACTACATCAAAGAAAAGATGTCCAGTGGTTCTAGTTTTGCAGCTGCTTGGGAGGGATTGTTTGGCAGCTTTGAATACGAAGCAGTTATGCGTGGCGATGCCGGAACTGAAATTACTGTTGAGTGGGAAGCGGATGGTACCAGTGATGTAATGAGTGCTGCTGATATTTGGCGACTGGTATTTGACAGCAACAAGCCTTGGACTATTAGTGCCAATGGCACATTGTTTACCTATGAGAAAAAAGGTATTATCCCGGGACTGCTAGAACGGTGGTATGCTGAACGTAAACAGATGCAGGCCAAGCTCA